GTTTCCCAGTCACGATCATGGGGGGGAACATTACTTCCCGCAAGAACAACAGGAACAAACGCAACAATAGTAAATTTCAACAATTCAGCACTACTTGAAATACTATTCGATGAAAACGTTGGCGCAACAACTAGCCTAGACTGGCTATTAGACAACATATTAATATACGGAGGACTACAAGGAAGAAACTATCAACCATTAAGATACTTCCTAGACATGCCAACGCTAATAATAGACCCTGCTACAACAATATACGTAAGTACAAAACAACTAGGACTATACCAAGTCCAAAACTGGGGCTGGGCATCTGACTCACAAGTAATACAAGGTCCACCAAAAGTTAGAACATTCCCATTAGACCACATCGACAAAATGAGAGACTTAATACTAGCTTGGCAAGACACAGTAAACCCATTCGTAATAAACACAGAAGCAGAAACAGCAATGCTACAACCTTACATGTGGGTGAATTGGAGGGGTGGAGTAAATCCACTACTAAACAGCCAAGAAGGATTAGGAATTAAAACCTACCAAAGCGACCTATTTAACAACTGGCTTAGCACAGAATGGATAGATGGAGTAGACGGAATAACAGAAATAACAGCAATCGACACAAGCGGGGGAAGCTTCACTATAGATACCCTGAACCTAAGTAAAAAAGTATACGACATGCTTAACAGAATAGCAGTAAGCGGAGGTAGTTACGATGACTGGGTAGGCGCAGTATATGATCATGAACCTTTCATGAGGGCTGAAAGTCCAATATATCACGGAGGACTAATAAAAGAACTAATCTTCCAAGAAGTAGTAAGCAACTCAGGAGCAGCACCAGTAGGAGTAGATGGACAACCATTAGGAACACTAGCGGGCAAGGGTGTTATGGCAAGAAAACACAAAGGAGGCAGCGTTACAATTAGAGTAAGCGAACCAGCTTATATAATCGGGATAATATCCTTAACACCAAGAGTAGACTATTCGCAAGGAAATAAATGGGATATGCACCTAATGACAATGGACGACCTACACAAACCAGCATTAGACGAAATAGGATTCCAAGAACTCATAACTGAACAAATGTTATATACCTCTACAGTATGGAACTCTGTATCAAGTTCATGGGTAACAAAAAGCGCAGGAAAACAACCAGCATGGATAAACTACATGACAAACGTAAACAGAACCTTCGGAAACTTCGCAATAGAAGATAACGAAATGTTTATGACACTAAACAGACGATATGAATGGGACTTCGCAGAAGAAGAAATAAAAGACCTAACAACATACATAGACCCTGTAAAATTCAACTTCATATTCGCTGACACATCACTAGACGCACAAAACTTCTGGGCACAAATAGCCGTAGATATGATCGCAAGAAGAAAACTAAGCGCAAAAGTAATGCCTAACTTATAAAATAATAATCATGAAAAAGCAAACATCAACAAAAGACGCAGAAAAAGAACGCATTGAAAACAAAATCATCGAAATTCAAAACAAAATAAACACCACCACAGACGACACAGATAAAACAAATCTCAAAGACAGATTATCAATCTGGAAAGAAGGACTAAAAAAAATATAACCATGTATAAAAGAAACAAACCCGCCACAACTAGCCTAAAAATCAACAGCAGTTACGAAGGCGAACGCATTGAACAAAAAGTAAACAGAATAGTAAACAACAAAGAACCAATTAAAGATGGAGCGCCAATAATATACACCGAGCGCAAAGACGGAGTACTACCAGCATATGACATAAGGACTGATAAATACGAAATAGCTGTAGAAGCTATGGAAAAAGTATCACAAGCACAACGATCAAAACGAAAATCATTCGAGAAAAAACTCGACGAAACAAATAAAACCGACGACAAAAAACCAGACGGCCAACAAACACCATCTAATCAAGACAAAAATCAACCAACACAAACACCAAATTCTCAATCAAACTCACAATCGGGAAACCCGAGTCAATAATACGTACTAACTACCTATAGTTATTAACGTTACACATTAACAAAAAAAGCGGTACGCATGTATTCTATATTATCAAGTATATGTAGACCGCTTTTTAACAAAAAGCGCGAAAAATATGCCGACAACACCAGTATGGCAAGAAGCCGCAGCAGATGCGGCCGGCCAAATAGTAGGAACAGGCCTAGGAATAATGTTTGCAGGAGCAAACGACCGAAGGCAAATAAGACAACAACGACGACTAAACAAATTAGAGAACGAACAGACAGAATTCAACATGCAAAAGCAATTGGAAATGTGGGAAAAAACCGGATATGGTCCTCAAAAACAACAAATGAAACGAGCAGGAATAAACCCAGCTTTAATGTATGGAATGGGAGGCGGAGGATCACAAACAGCTAGCATAACAACAGGAACAGGACAACACGCGCCAAGCGGTGGCGGAGAAATACCAGCAATAATGGGATTAGGAATGCAACTAGCACTACTAAGAGCGCAAAAAGAAAACATAGAAGCTGACACCGAACAGAAAAAAGCAGTAACAGAAAAAACAGCAGGTGTAGATACAGAAAACGTAAAAGCTGACACCGCAAACAAGGTCCTACAGCAAATAGTAACCGAGTACACTGGTAAAGAAGCAAAAGACGTATATGAACGAATAAAAAACCCTAACAGAAACATAGAGGCAAAAACCTTCCAAGACGAATTAGAAGCACGACAAGGAATTGCCGGAACAATCTACGAAATGTGGAAAGAAGGAAAACTGAAAGACAAATCAGTAGCTGAACTAGAACAACTACTACTAGCCAACGCTAAGACAAGAGAAGAAACGCGTAACATTTACAAACAAGGAGAAATTTTAGAAGAAAACCTAAAAGGCGCAAAATTAGACAACATAATAAAAGACCTAGAAACAAGGCTCCAAACAGAAACAGGTATAGACAGATCTTCACCTACATGGCTTAAAATACTAGGCCGACTATTCGTTGAACTCATGACAAAACCTTAAACAATGACGCCACTAATAGCAACATCAGGATTAATAATACTAATGGGATTACTAGCAATAATATTCCTATACAGAATCACTAGACGATAAATGTGCCTATATCCAAAACTAATTAAAAACCGAAAATACACAGCAACAAAAAAAAATAGGGGGATAATACCCCCTATTTTAGATGAAAGAGTTAAATACGTACCAGTAGGATGTCAAAAATGCATGGAATGCAGAAAGCAAAAAGCTATGCAATGGCAAATAAGACTAACAGAAGAAATTAAACGTAACAAACATGCTAAAGCTATCACTCTAACGTTCTCAAATGAACACATAACAAAATTATACAACGAGTTCCCTAATATAACAGGATACCCGCTAGACAACCACATAGCTAAAATAGCTGTAAGAAGATTCCTCGAAAGATACCGAAAAAAATACAAAACCAGTATAAGACACTGGTTTGTTACAGAACTAGGGCACAACGGAACAGAAAATATACACCTACACGGTATACTCTGGACTACTACAAACGGAGACGAAATAGAAAAACTCTGGCAATACGGATTTATATGGCGTGGATATACTACAGAAAGTAAAATAAACGGCTGGGGAATAAGAAACTACGTAAACGGAAACACAATCACATATATGACTAAATACATACTCAAACAAGATGAAAAACATAAAAATTATCAATCAAAAATACTTACTAGCCCAGGCATCGGCTCTGGCTACGAAAATAGCTACAATGCTAAAAAAAACCTATACATGGAAACAAAAACAACAAACGAAACCTACCGAACTGAAACAGGATATAGACTATCTCTGCCGATATATTACCGTAATAAACTATATAGCGAAGAACAAAGAGAAAAACTCTGGCTGCAAAAGCTAGACAAAAACGAAAGATGGATATGTGGTATAAAGGTCCGAGCAGACGATAGTAAAACAATCCTCAAACTACTAAAAGAAATGAGACGCAAAAACAAAGAACTAGGCTACGGAGACGATACCAAAAACTGGAACGAAGAACTATACGAGCAAGAACGACGAAAACTACTAATACAAAAAAGAAAAGACAATGCCTCCGGCGGGGATTTTTCGCGGATATTGGATATTTAACGCGACCCAGATAAAACAAATTTGGAATTACACCACAAAGTGTGTAACTTACCAACTCTAAAACTAAAAAACATGACACAATTACCAATCGCAGTAGCGCAAAGTACACAAACAGCCATTCCAGAACTAAAAAAAGAAGCAACAACACTTAACTACTTAATGGATCGTGACTGGGAAAC